TATTATGATGAACAAACAAAAGACCACATCATCACAGTTCAAGCTCCTGGATTTAAGAAAGATGATATCGAAATTGAAGTAGATAACAAGGGAATTTCTATTAAAGGAGAAATAAAAGATGAAAAAACTAAAGGTAGACTTCGCAGAAACACATTCCATTATGCAATGAGTCATTATGGAATTGATTCTAAATCAGTTGAAGCATCCTTAGAAGACGGAATCCTAACTATTAAATTTAAAAACGAGAAAGATAAACTTTCAAAAAAGATTGAAATTAAATAAGAAAGAGGGCCTAAAACCCTCTTTCTTCTTCTAAATATTTTATTAAATCATCATAGCTTCTAATCTTATACATGGGTATCATTCTCATTCTCTCAGTAATAAACGCAGCGTAATCCATACCCTCATATTGCCCAATAGTTTCTACTCTTTTGTTTTTACCATCATTAAATACGAATGTTATATCACACAGTCCTAAATTGTGCCATTGTTTTGTATAATCTGGTCCACTTCGTATTTGAAATCGAGGATCAATCCTCATTTTAAATGCTAATTGAATTATTATTGGAAAATATTGTATTAAATTTAGATCAAAATTTTGAGAACGATATGATCTCATTGCTATTTTAATTTGACTTTCAAAATCTGTTGGAAAGTCATTCATTATATCTTCTTGAGATTTACTCTTAAAAAGATCTTCTATCGATTCACAAACAATTTTATTCATTAGCCAAAATAAGGATAATCTATTCGCATAAAATCTTCAAGATACCATTTATTATCATGTTCATCTTTGAAGAATGCCTTTGCTTCTCTTTCATCTTCATCTGTCCATCCAACTTCCTCATCTGATTCTTGATCTCGATAATCATATTCTATTTCTGCACCGTGAGGAATTATTTCTCCTGTAAATCTAAATTCAACACTATTTCCGCTATCTACAACTTTTAATTCAATACCACCAGTATTTGTCAAAGCCATGGCACCATCAGGTTTCCAATCATTTTTATAATAGTTTTCTATTATATTATGAGCTACTTCGGAAGGAGGAGTTTTATTTTCAAATCCATCTTTAACTAATTCTCTATATTTTGAAAATACAATTTCATCTCCATATGCAACTCGTTGTCTATCAATTTCTCTGTCAACCATATCAGCATATTCTTCTTCCTCCGTATATTCAAGTGCTTTTCGTATTTCGTCTCTAGATTTTGGTTTAAGAATATCGCCAACTGATTCTTTCATAGGTTTATTTTTTTGAAGCCATTTAAGTATAAAACTTTCAGTGTCTAAATATCCATCCCAATCCGAAGAACTATCAATATCTTTTAAAGCTTCTAAAACTTCATTATATGGTGGGTTTAAATTATTCATAACCCACTCAACTACTTTTTGCATGCCCATATAAATAGCCTTAGATAAAAATGTAACTCTAAAGGATCTACTTATAGACCAAATTCTCTGAATTTGTTTATGTTGTAACATCTCAATAATTAATTCTTCAGAACGTGATTCATGAAATGCAATCCATAAATTTCCTGATGATCCTCCTGTTTTTTCATTATATGAGTCAAGAGGTTTTGCTCCACGCTTTAAAGCATATCTAGCATACGCGATATTATGTTGATAAAGAGCATTTCTTAAATGTTCAGTTGGATGAGAAAGTGGACCTACTATTTTGTAATCTGGATGTTCATCAAGATTTTTTTCAATTTCTTCTTCTGTTTTTCCCTTTAATAAATCTCCAATAGATTCTTTTACTTTTCTAATATTTTTTCTTGCTGGTTCTATTGCTGGTCTTCCTCCTTTGTTACGCATTAAATTTATAAAATCATTAAAATCTTTGATGATATAATAATCATATCTACCTTTATCATTTGCAATTCCTAAAACTACCTTTCCATTGTGTTGTTCATAGTGAATTCTATATCCCATATAGTTAAAAGAAATAGGCCATTCTCTTGGATCAAATCTAAAAAAGAAATTTTCTACGGTTGTTGAAACTTGCGGGGACCAATTAGTATAGTGTGTAGAAATGTAAGAGACAATTTTAGCATATAGAGGATTAATATCTTTTAAATCATTATATAAATCTTCTTCTGATTTGCCCTTAAATATTTCGGATTCAGTTATGAATTTAGCCTTCACTAATCAAGTTTATTTTATATATCAAATTTCTAACAATTTCGAAGTTTAGAATATATAAATAAAAATGCTTAAATGATTCGAGAAATATACAATAGAAATCCTAGTGATCCTAATTTCAAGTATGGTGTCTTAGAACATTCAGATCCTATCGAGAGCATTATATCCAAAATAAAAATGATACTTGGAACAAGTCAGGGACAAGTTCTGGGAGATTTAAATTTTGGTGTTGGATTAGAGGATCTTATTTTCGAAACACGTATAAACAAGATGGAATTAGAAGAACGAATAAAATCACAAATAATGCAGTATGTTGACGAATCAAAGGATTATCAAATAAGTCCTAGTGTTTCCTTTGGTAAAGCAAAAGAAGGATATGATTACGCGGTCGTCGACATTTTTATAAACAACCAAAAGGTCATCGGAGTATTGATACAATAAATGAGAGCACAAAAAGTATATGAAGCATTAGGGGATATTTTTAAACCTAAACCCAAAGAACAAATAAAACATGAATACTGGGATATTGTTCAAGGAGATACATTTAAGCCGGTTGTATTTCGAAAGGCAAAAAACGGCGAGGAAGTTAGACTTTATAACAAAACAAGATTTCCTAAGTTTAGAGTAGAATACGCAAAAAAAGGAAACCGAATGATAAATGCACAAGAAAATGATTATGTTGTTACAGGATTTATATTTGTCGAAGAAATATACAATGGACAATTATATTGGGAATGGAAAATACCTGAATGGACATTAGACGGAAAATTGGCAATTGAATATGATTGGTACAAACCTGGAATGGAAATAGATCCAATAACACCTGAAGAATTTGATAAATTACCAGAAAAAGATTAAAAATAAAAAATATAATGGCAAATAATAACGACCAAAAATTTGAGTTCTTTAAGACATCACGAATTCGTTTTAGTGAATTGTATCAAGATGCGCTTAATTTCATAAAGGCTTCATACGAAGATATAGGGCAATATTTTACAATGGCTTCTCCAATGGGGCAATTGTTACAAATTACTCTTCATTTTGGTAGAATGATTCTCTTCTACATTGAAGATGCTGTAACAGAATTAAACATAAATACTGCTTCACGTCCTGCTAGTGTAAAAGGTATTGCTTCGTTAACTGGTCATAACGCTTCAAGAGCAATGGCTGCGAGAGGAACTTTACGCCTAACCTATAATGGTGAAAAGATTAACATGTATGGAAATACTGTTGCCATTCCAAATTATACACAATTAACTTCTGTAACTAATGGTCTTATTTATACTATCGTTCTTCCTGGTGAAGAAATTCGTTTAGATCTAACTAACATCACTAATTTTATAGATGTGAATGTGATGCAAGGAAAGCTTGAATATCAACAAGCTACCGGAACTGGAGACCCTCTTCAATCTTACAATTTCCAAAATAAAAAAGGAGCAGGAATTGACAATTATTTCGTGAATGTTTATGTTGATGGAAAACGTTGGGAAAATCGAGATTCTATTATTGATATGGGATTCAATGAGGAGTCTGTTATGGTTAAAACCGGACAAACAGGAGGCATAGATATTTTCTTTGGAACCGGATATAATGGTAAGCCACCTAGAATTGGATCAACAATTTTAGTTGAATATTTATTAACCGATGGAGAACCTGGAAATATTAAAACACCAGCAACCGAATCTGAAGCTAGTTGGAAATTTGTTACTAGAGGTTATGCATTAAATGGAGAAGATATTGATTTGAATAAAATTTTAAAAGTGTCTATTAAGAATGACATTCTTTTTGGAACTCTTGAAGAACCTCTTTATCTAACAAGATTGTTAGCTCCTCATATGTCAAGATCATTTACACTTGCAAATGCAGATAACTACATTTATTTTTTACGCAAATTAAATATGTTTACAATTGTAGATGCAATTCCTGGATTTGCGACATTTGAAGATAAATATGCGTTAGACAAATATAACCAAGCAAAAGACAATTATGAAATTGTCAATGAACAATATAGGAGTTTACTTGCAACTGTAGGTGCCAATTCCGAACAATCTAAATCAAAAAAGATTGAATTGGACAATGCACAAAATGAAGTTTATAAATGGCAAGGAATTCTAGAAGAACAAAAGAAAGATGACAATACAGTTTATTTGTTCTTAGTTCCGGATGTTAATAAAAGAATTTCTGCTGCTCAAAACTATTATTCTTGTACATTAGATTCATTTCAACTTACAAACAATGAAAAGACTGCCATCTTGGACCTCATAGAGGACAGCGGACAAAGAATTATTACAGTGGATAATGCTATTATGACCCTAAAATATCCACGTTTTGTACTTAATCTAACATTAATAATTTATGAAGGATTTGACTTTGATTCTATAAGAGAATCTATTATTTCTAAAACATCTGAATATTTCTTAAAAAATACAAGAAGAGATAGAATACCTGCATCAGATATTGTTCGTATAGTTGAGGCTATTGAAGGTGTTGACTCTGTTTCAATTTGGTTTGACGCAGATAAAAACAATTTAACCATTTATGGTGATAGTTATGGATTAGATGATTATGGAGATATAATTCTAGAACGTTATGTTTATGATGCATTTGGAAATAAAGTCCCTGTAAAAGATATTTACCCATTAATTCGCGGAGGATTTGAATCTGTTAATGGAACTTATTATGATGATTCAACCGAAAAGAATAAATTATCAACTTTGAACATAAATCTTAGAGGAACAACTCCTATTGATTTTAATTCAAAGAATAATAAAACTATTGTAAGTAATATTTAATGAAAGCGAAATTAGTTAAAGAAAGTATGCAGAATATTTTATCTCCCAAATCAAGAGATGAAATTGTTAAGGATGTTGCATTAAATAGAGAGGTTTTAAATTACTTATTAGATAATGGATGGACATATACAGATACCTTTTCCACACCTTTTATGGGAGATGATAAAAAAGAAATCGTATATCATACATTTGAAAAAGAAGGAATTGAGGTATGCGTAAACAAATTTGATGACTTAAATGATTTAAAAAGATACATATCAGACACTCATTTTTAAAATTATAAAAAAGCATGAGAGCACAAAAAGTCAATGAAGCGTTAAAAGATATTCTTGTTCCTAAATCAAAGCAACAAATTAGGAAAGATATTAAAAGTATTAATGATCCACAACAAATATTAAGATTTAAAGTAAAAGAAGCTTGTGAAGAATATTGGAAAAGAGAAGGAATCAGATTTGGAAAAATAAATTCTGATTCAGAATTTAGTAAAAAATATTACTACTGTAATGCCAAAATAAGAGAAAATACCCCATTTATGCCAGAATATGCTGATGTAAAGGGGACTACAATGGGTGCATTTAATGAATTATATGGAAGATTTGTGTTGAAGAATGGTAAATTATCAAATACAACACAATCAATAGCCTATACAACTGTTGATAAACGTTAATATTAAAAAATGGCAGCAAATAATCAAATAAAAAATCCAAGAAAAGGTGTTTACGCAAGAAACACTTATAAAGTTCGCTTGCCTTATTTTTATCAGGCAAAGCATAATAACGATCAGTTTAAAAATTTAGGATATGATTATCGTGGAAAAATTTTACGAAGCATAACATCTCCTGAATTATGGGCCAATCCATTACAAACAGGAATGATAGGGCAAATTGAATCCATGATGACATATATATTAGAACAAGCAAAATCCATTAAAAAATGGTTATCAATTGCGCATGATAAAGACACACTAAATCTTAATTAATAATAGAATAATTTAATGAGACCAGAACTTTGGAGAATATACGATAAAAGAGGTAGTAACTTAAATTTAACTGCTGATTCATATATTAATTTAGAAATAGCTTCTGACGTTGGTCAAGATGCAGATGGTTATGCAGTTACAGATCCATCAGGAAATATTATTAAAACTGTAATAACCAATTGTGGATGGAATTATGATTCAGATACACAGGTTCTTATAGATTATACATTTAGTGAATTGGGTACTCCTTATGATGTTTCGGCTAATATCACATATAAAGATGTATCTGTATTTGACCCCGAAGCTAGAAATTCGCAAGCCATTGATACTATTACGATCAACTTTCCTGACTCTTCTGATTATATGTACCCTGCTGCGACATATATCGGTGCAATATTCTTGGATCCAATTTCGCAAGGTCTTGTTGAAACCCAACATTTAACTATTTTAGAAGAAATATCAACAAATGTTTTTGTTACTCCATATGATACTTCTAATTCAATTCTTATATTCAGAATGGTTGGAGAAGAAGATGTTATACAATTTTTTGATGTAGATCCACATTCACAAGAAATTATATGGACAGATGAATTAGTATATGATGTTAGTCAATATCAAATAAATCAAGGGATCCAATTAAATATTGGATTTAGATCTGATGATGAGGGTGTATATGAAAGAAAAATCATCGCCTATCATCGAGTAGGAGATCTTGATATTCCTCTTGTAGAAATAATTGTTAACGCTCAATCTATTGGACAAGATGAAAGACTTGATACATTAATTCAAAACTTTGGGTTATTTAATCCAAAGGCAATTCCTACATTATTTAAAGAAGCTGATATAAATGAAGATATGCCTGATTGGCAGTTATTAAATTACAAATCAAAACACATTATATTAGAGCATGATAAAATTATGCCATTTATTGGTACATATAAAGGACTTATAAATGCAATAAAATGGTTAGGATATGATGACATTTATGTTAAGGAATGGTTTAAAGATGTAAAAGAAAATAAACGATTATCACTTTATGTTCCATACGATGCAGATGGAAGAAAAAGAACAATTAAATATTTTACTCCTGAAGAGAGAAAGAATCTTAAGAAATTAAATCAACTATCTCTATGCTATTGTATTACAAGAGAAACTGGGGAAGTTGATGAATGGGGAAATCCTATTACTGAGAATTGTTATGAATACAATTTAAATGAAATTCTTTTAAAACTCTATTCGTTAAAAACATGGTTAGAGAAAAATATTATCGGAGTTAATGCCCGTATTTATGATTTAACTGGAGAAGGAATTTATTTTGAAAGATTTCAAAACTTAATTTATGGAACTTCGAATACAGGAACAGAAGGTATTTATGAACAATCATTAACTCCTACAACTGTTTATCCAAATTCAGAATTAGTAACAGGAGAAGCTAGTATATTATTAACGTTAAGAGAATACGCAGAAAGAAGTAAAATTCAAGATATTGATTGTACATTCTTAGAGTTAGCAAGATATGGTTGGGATCCTTGTAATGGATTATTTTCTCCAGTTGATTATTTTGATTTGCCATATGTAGATCCATCCGCTGTATTTTTTGGATCTCCATTTATTGCACCATTTAAAGATCTATATGATATTCAATGGAAGGTTACTGTTGTTAAACAATATGGCGTGTTAACATCTCATTTCGTTACCAATCCATTATTTGTATATGAAAATGAAATTAAATTCTATAATACATACGACGTTTCTTCAATTTTTTATACAAACATAATCGATATTGAAGAGGCTTATTTAAGAGATCCAAGTATTGATGAATGGGTAAATTCAGCAGCATATCATATTCATAAATCTGAACCATCTGTTGATTCATCATTAGGTTCATTTGTTTTTGAATCATCAATGGGAATAAAACAATATGCATGGCAATTTACATTACAAGAAGATGTAAGCCCATTATTACAATATGCGTTTGATGCAAACTATAGAGCACCCCTCTTAACTATTAGTGGATATAAATGGACCGATACATCTGGAAATACTCATGCTTTAGATAAACCATATTTCTTAGATATAATTGATGGACGTATTACAATGACTGTTGATGCATCTTCAATTCCAGGAGGTTTATT